AAATACTAAATACTTACTTTTTCTCATACTTTATTTTTTTAATTGATAACGTTTCCAAATATTATTTTTTTTTTTATTATTCACCGTTTTTTTTTTTTTTTTTTTTTTAAAGCACTCACTAAGAATGCGCTGGAGGCATGTCATCAGGTTTTTAAAGAAAAGTAATTTGGAAGTTCATTTTTTAGTCAACTTTTCAGGTTTTCAGGTTTTCAATAGAGCGGGGGGTCGTTATCTTGCATAATTCTCTCAACATCTTGCATAATTGTAGATGTTGATAGCAAACTTCCAACTCAACCTTCATGTATTTTTAAGAACCATAAACCCCCATGACTGGCAAGGTTTTTGTGTGGAGGGATTTTAAAAATTACTGTCTTCGAAAAATTTAAAAACGTGATATAATATATTTGGGGGTGATCATATGATTAAGGTAACGAGAATGAGCGATATTCCAGTAAAATCCCCAGAGGGTGTTAGTAATAGACCAGAATTACCTTCGCATCCAACACTTGTAGATTTTCTAAAGCACATTGTCCCCTGTGAACCAGATATGATCCCGGCTAAAGAGGCCATACGAAAATTGAAAAATTTTAGTTTTAGTTTATCGGCTATCAATCGCGCTAAAAGAAAAGTAGATGTTCGTTCAATTAAGAAAGGTAACCAGTGGTATTGGCAATTTCCCAAAGAATCTAACCAATACCAAGAATACCTATTTAGAAGAGCCTCTTTCAAGCACACACTACTTGAAAATTACCTAAGAACCCTAGTCCCCCGTGAACCCAACATGATTCCAGTTAGCGAAGTTAAACGTCGTTTAAATGATTCTGGGATGAGTTTCAGTTTAGGAACCATTCAACGAGTTAAGAAGAAACTTAGAATTAGATCGATCAAGAGTGATGATCAGCGATGTTGGCAATTTCCGTATCACCCCTCAGATTGGTTATTTAAAAAGGAGTTGATTGAGGAGTGCCTTAAAAAAATAGTCCCCTGTGAACCAGATATGGTCTTGGTTAGTGAAGCCAAGACCCATTTGTCCGATTTAGTAGAAAACTTTGAAATTAGTCTTGGGGCTGGACTGGTAGGAAAAATCAGGAGGAAACTTGGGATTAGAACTTTTAAACTGAATCACAAGTGGTACTGGCAGTGGCCTGAAGAATTATATCCTGCCGATGCCAATCTATATAGTAACTTTTGTGATAATTCTAGTGATTATGTGGTGGAGGTAGACTTTAGTAATGTGTTAGGCGAAGAATCAAGTGAGGAACCAAGTGAGGTGGAATATGCCTAAAGAGATAGTCTGTAATCACTGCGGCAAAGTCTTTTTTGTTGATGATGATCTCATTTTTCCAGCCGACGGTAGTTCAGAGGGTGATGTCATAGTAACCTGCCCATTTTGTGGGGGTAGGGTTAAGCGCAATTTTGACGACTGGATGGAGGTTTATTATGAGGAAATTCACAAGCCTCTATTAAAATTACCTAAGGGGGAGAAGAATGACCGAACCCATTCCAGGATGAAGCGACTCATGGCCAAGATAGCTAAGGAAAGGAGAAAGTGGTGGATATGATTTTGGGCCCTTAGCCATTTACAAGTGGTATCCCCTGTGATATAATAGGTGTAAAATAAAAACAAAGGGAGGGAACAAGAAATGGTTCAGATCAAAGATTTAGCAGAAGAGTACAACATGCCACCTAAGGTAATTAGGTCCACTCTTCGAAAGGCCGGTCTCAGAGCTCCGGCTGTGAATGATGAAGAAGCCAAGAAATTCGGTCCTAAGATGAAGTACGAATGGAAGGAGGGTTCAAAGGAACTTAAGGAAGTTCGGGAAATTCTTAGCGCAGCTTTCAGTCCGACCCTTGAAGACCTAGAGGAAGGAGCTGAGAAGGGGGAAAAGTAATAATTCCCACAGGGGGGTTCTTCAATTAAGGGGAGCCCCCTTTATTTTTGTGAACACAATTTTTATTCCGGACGTTTACAAATTTTGGAAAACGTGATAGAATTCTTCTGACCTCTTTTGTGTGTTCTGAGCGGGGTCTGGAAGGGAACCCTGAACAATTTTTATTCACCATTTACAAATCGGGAAAAATCTGATAGAATTGATCTTGACCACTTTTGTGTGTTCTGAGCTCAGTTTTTACAAATGACCCAACTTAGGGAGGGGGTGTGATTGGCCCGGCGCAAGCAAACGTCTTTTACGGACCAGGATATCTTGAACACCATTGTGCAGACTTACTTTGAGCTAGGCCAATTCACAAGTCAAATAGTGAGAGAGATTTTAATCAATCACGGCGTTCCTCCACGGGGGATGATTGATCTGTTGGGGATTACATCCAGTGAGATTAGACAGAACATCAAGCAAAAGTATGATTTGCTGGATCGTAAGAACAGTCAAGGTAGTTCTGATGAGATTTATGCTTTGATCGAGGTTCTTAAATCTAGTGCTAATCAAGGTGATGGTGTGTGAGTTTTGCCTGGGGTCCACTCTCCCCCAAACAACTGGATTGTATTTATAACAGCTCTGCTCGCTTGAACCTTGTTGATGGGGCTGTGAGGTCTGGTAAAACTATCGCTACTATCATCGCCTGGTTGGCCTTTATATTAAATGCCCCATCTGGTGATTTGCTGATGGCTGGTAAGACCGAGCGAACCTTGGTAAGGAATGTATTGAATATAGTTCATCTCATCGTTGGGGATAAGCACTATCGCATCAACCGTGGTGAGGGTGAAGCTACTATTTTTGGTCGTAGGGTCTATATAGTTGGTGCCAATGATGAACGGTCTGAGGGTAAGATCAGAGGTTTGACCTTAGCCGGTGCCTATTGTGATGGACTTAGCTTGTTTCCAGAAAGCTTTTTTGCGATGCTATTGTCCAGACTCTCGGTGCCTGGGGCTAAGTTACTTGGTACTACGAACCCCGACTCTCCGTATCATTGGTTGAAAGTTAACTATATAGACAGAGCTGACATCCTCAATATGAAAGTTTTTCATTTCCGGTTAGAGGACAACCTCACGCTCTCGCAGGAATATATAGACGCCCTTAAAACTGAATACACAGGGTTGTGGTATAAGAGGTTCATTCAGGGGTTGTGGGTGCAGGCTGAAGGTGCGGTTTATGATATTTGGGATGAGGACAAGTTCGTGGTTGATACTGTTCCCAAGTGTGATCGTTACTGCATAGGTATAGACTACGGAACCTCTAACCCAACTGTGTTTGTGTTGTTGGGTGAGAAGGATGGGGTTATCTATGTGGTTGACGAATACTACTGGGATCCGTCAGCGACTGGCAAGCAGAAGACTAACGTTGAGCATTGCGACGACCTGATCACATTCATAAACAATTCAAAGGTACGTATTGATCGAGTAGTGGTTGACCCTTCAGCTGCTTCGTTCAAGGTTGAGTGTGAACGTAGAGGACTGAACCTTCAAGATGCCGATAATGCTGTTGTTGACGGCATACGTAGAGTAGCATCTTTACTTGGGCAGGATCAATTGTATGTTCATAGATCATGTGAGAATGTTCGGAAGGAGTTTGCATCTTATGTTTGGGATGCTAAGGCGCAAGCTAAGGGAGAGGATAAGCCAGTTAAGCAGAATGACCACTCGATGGATGCTCTAAGATATGGTATAATGTTCATGACCAAACACAGAAAACAGGCTGGCCCGATATTGCGTAATAAGGTCTTGATAAGAACGAGGTGAAGAGATGGCGAAGGTTGGGGAATTGCAATCAAGACTTAACACATTAAGTGAGTTGGTTGGCAGGGCTATGTTGGCTACTAAGTTGGGTGTGCAATATAATGGTGATCGAGATTTGTATGCCACGCTTGGTTATCCTGTTGATGTTCGATTTGAAGATTACTACCTTAGATACCGCAGGCAGGATATGGCTAAGGCAATCATTGATCGACCTGTTAGTGCAACTTGGCGTGGTTCTTTGACTGTAATGGAGAGCAAGGAGGACTACACAGCATTCGAAAAGGCTTGGGACGACTTAGAAAAACAGTTGAAGGTTAAGTCATGCTTTTCAAGAATAGACCGACTTGCTGGGTTAGGTAGGTATGCACTTCTTGTGTTGGGTTTTGACGACGTTAAGAACACTTCTGATATGAAGAATCCTGTTAAAGGGAGTAATCGAAAGTTAAAGTATGTTAAGCCAGTAAGTGAAGCTAATGCAATAATCTCTGAATACGAAACGAACCCTAATAATGAGCGATACGGACTGCCCACCATATACCAGATAACATTCACCACTCCTGGTGGTGGTTCTACTTCTGTGATCAATGTCCACCATACCAGGGTTATTCATGTTGTCAGTCAGCTTCTTGAGGGGGAGGTAGAAGGTATCCCAAGATTGGAAGCTGCATATAATAGGCTAATGGACTTGGAAAAGGTTGTTGGTGGTAGTGCTGAGATGTTCTGGAGAGGGGCACGCCCAGGGTACCAAGGAAAACTGGATGAGGACTTTACGATTAACG